ACAACAATTTTCGTATGAAACATTTAAAGGTTCAACAAAATTAAGAACTGCAAAATATTTAAATATATTACTTGACCCATCATTGAAAGACATTGCAACATGGATTGAAATGCAGGCAAAAGATTATCTAGACAACGAACTTGGTTTGGAGTATGAGGAATTTTTCTTTTCAGAGAGTTGGTTAAACATTAGTGGTAAAGGTGGAGAGCAAAGTATACACAATCACTCTAACTCAATTATTAGTGGAACATATTATTTAAAGTCAGAGGACGGACACCCACCACTGGATTTTCACAGATCAAAATATGATGGTGTACCATTCATATCTCTTACGGAACATTATAAACAGGGAAACCCAAACACAGCTTCTAAGTTGTCTTTTCCTTGTACACAAGATTCTATGATTGTTTTTCAATCTCAATTGTATCATGGTCATGTACCAAATGATCTTGATAAAGAACGGATTGGACTTTCTTGGAATGCTCTTGTCAATTTTAGACAAGATGACAAAAGTATATATAGAGTAAGGTTTGTTCAAGAAGATACTTGACTTTCCTTACACAACTGTATATAATTATTAAATAACATACGAAAACATACATTCACATAAGGAGAAAAATATGTCGTTAAGTTCACTTAAAAAGTCTAATTCATTAGACAAACTGCTCGGTGCAGTTAAAGAGGAAAACGCACCCCAAGAGAAGAAGTCCTATAAGGACGAACGAATCTGGAAACCAGTAATGGATAAAACAGGTAATGGTTATGCTGTTATTCGTTTCCTTCCAGCTGTTGAGGGTGAGGATATGCCATGGGCAAAGGTCTGGAATCACGCATTTCAAGGCCCAACTGGTCAGTGGTACATCGAGAATTCTCTTACCACACTCGGTCAGAATGACCCTGTATCAGAACTAAATTCATCTTACTGGAATTCTGGTGTAGAGTCTGACAAGGAAATTGCTCGTAGACAAAAACGTAAGTTGCAATACTTTTCTAACATTTACGTTGTTAAGGACGGTGCAAATCCTGAGAATGAAGGTAAAGTATTTCTTTATCGTTTTGGTAAGAAAATCTTTGACAAGATTATGGAAACCATGCAGCCTGCATTTGAAGATGAGTCACCAGTAAATCCTTTTGATTTTTGGGAAGGTGCAAACTTCAAGTTGAAGCTTCGCAAGGTAGACGGTTATTGGAACTATGACAAGTCAGAGTTTGAAGCACCATCAGCATTGTTTGATAACGATGATGACATTGAAGCAGTATGGAAGAAAGAGTATGCTCTATCAGAGTTTACTTCTGAAACAAACTTCAAGTCATATGATGAGTTGAAAACTCGTTTGGATATGGTTCTTGCTGGAACTACTAAGGTTGGAAGTGCAGCTGAGATTATGGAAGATGCTCCTAAAGCAGCTCCTGTAGTTGATACTGCTCCTGCTCCTGCTCCATCGGTAACACAAGATGATGAAGATGATACTATGGATTATTTTCAGAAACTTGCAAACGATTAGTAGAGATACTATGAACAACCCTCTATTGAGAAATCAATAGGGGGTTTTCTTTTAGTAAGACAGATTTAACGAAGCTACTGCTGGGTTAGGATTTCTCGTACTTGTATTGGTAAAAGTTGCACTAGAAGTTGAATTACTATTAACAACATTTGTAGATTTTGCATCAACCACGACAGTTGAACCACCAGTTGCCTTATCTAATTTTGCTTCGGTCATTTGTCTAGCTCTTGTGTCCATAAGACTTTGAAAATTTGGTCTACCAGCAACATTACCTGCCATTGCTGGGTTGGGTGCTACTGCGTTAGTAACAGCTGGAGCAATTAATTCTCCTGTTTCTGGATTCATACCAGCAAATTCATAGACACCTTTGGGAATAGCTTTTGATGCAATCCCCGATATACTAAACATACTTCCACCTGGCTTGGGTAACACTGATCTGAGAACGGTCTTTAAAAAGTCTTTAGCCATATCTGCCATATTACCTAAAGCAGCTCCAACTTTTTCGGGGATACCACTAAAGAAATTGCCGATACCATCAAACACTTTTTTAACTGCATCTGCAATAAACTGAATAGGATTCATTGCATTTAGTTTTTCTTTGAGGCTTTCAAATCCAAATAAACCAGCAACAAAACCAACTAGTTTAGTAATCATACTAGGTATAAATCCAAGAATAAATCCTATAAATTTAGCCCCTCCAACTTTGAGTGCTTCGCCTATACTACCAGTTTCTTCCAAAGTCTTTTGAAAATCATCAAATGCAGTTTTAAGAGCAAAAACAACCACACCAATCGCAGCTGCGATTGCAATTATTGGTAAGAGGGGTGCAAGTGTAGTAGCTAAAGATGCTTTTGTTGCTAACATAGCAGCTTTCATTGTTATGAACCCAGCTTTTATTGCTTTAAAACCATTTACCATTGCTGTTGCAATTTGAAATATTTTCATTCCAACTAAGAAAGTAACAACCGAACCTATTGCAAGAACTATGCTACCAATACCAGATTCGTCACCAAATAATTCGCTAATTCCTTTCATAAAACCGCCATCTTCACCAAAGAACGCATTATAAAATTCTTTTAATTTAGGAAGGAGTACATCTACAATATATGTTTTTGTATCTTCCCAATATTTACTATTTAAAAATGCTAGCATTGCAAGTGCAAAACCAGCAACTAGTGAAGTTTTAAGTAAAGTCATTATGCCTTTACCAGCACTTTTAATTTTGTCAGCAATATTAAAGTCTTTTCTTAAACCCATTATTCCACTAGCAATTAAACCAAGCATACCACCTTGTTTTTCTTGTAACTTGAGTTTTTCATCTTCAATTTCTCTTTTAGCAGATTTACTTAACTCTGGATTTGCTAGTCTCTCATTTAACACTGCTATTTGAGCTTCATAACTTTTCTTTTGATATTCTTTACTGTCTGATGCAAATTCACCTAAATTGTCTCCCATTATTTTAACTTCTGCTTGCAGTAAACTAGCACCTTCCTTGCCAGCCCGCAGCTGCGCTGCTTCATCTGTCTTGATTTGTGTATCAAGCTCTTGCCATCTTGCATCCTGTTTTGCAGAACCTCCGAGCTTTGCCACTATTTCTTTTTGTGCCTCTCTGTTTTCTTCTAATCTTTCTTCAAGTTTTTCGTTGTTGGTTTTAAAAACTGGCCCTACAAATTCTGCATTTTTTTTCGGTAATTCGTCAACTTTTTCCTGTGCTTTTTTTGCTGCATTATCTTTTCTAGTATCTGCGGCCTTTCTAGCCTTTTCATTATTTTTGTCGAACTGTAATTGTCTTTCTGCTATTATTGTATCATAATTTGCAGCCTCTTCAGCAGACAACAATGCTCTTGTTGTCTCCATTTGAGATTTTATGAGTTCTTGAAAATCTTTAGCGGCCATTTAACTTATCCTTATTTCTTAGGTGTCTTTGAAAGTGCTTGTGCGCCAAAGAAAGCTGCAACAATACCAGCAACCGCAATAAAATAAACTCCTGCCATGTCACCTAATATCTTTGCGGCTGAATCAATACCACATATAACCGAGACAACAACACATACAGGATATAACAACATGCCTGCAAGTGCAAACCATGCCATGTTGCGTTGTGCATCTCTCATTGCGTCTGCATCTTCTAGTTCTTTGCGTTTGAATTCTAGATACATCTGTTCTTCTTCTTTGGTTACCTTTCCATCGCCATTAGAGTCTGCTGGGTGGTATTCTTTTTTTTCTTCCTCTGCCATGACTTTCCCCTATTACATTTTTCTATTTTCTTGTTCTTGTCTTTTCTTTTCCTCTTCCAAGTAATTCATTAATAGTCCTATGTATATCTCCCTTTCCCAAGGTATCATTTCTTCCAACTCTGTCAAACTCCAATTGTGATGTTGCATCATCCCAAAGTTCATTTGATAATAGTTTTCTAATGAGTCATGAGAAAGGGCTATTCGAAAAAACTTTGCAAACCCTCAATTGGGATTACACTTTTAACTTTTGTCTTGGGGTTTTCAACCTCAAGATCATATGATAATTTAGGCATACTTGAAAAAAACTCACCAACGGATTCAAAGTTTTTTGATGACATGCTGTCAATAAAATCCTCTAAATCTTTTTCGGACATATCAACTCTACGATATATTTCTTCTCCATCGTGAACTTCATGTATGCATCTCTTTACCATTTCAAACAACGACTTCGTTTCCCCAAGTGCATTGAAACCTTTCATATCACCAAGACAAGGATATCGCATTATAACACTGATCTCATCTGTAAGAGTAATGACATTCGTATGATTTTCTTTCATTTGAACATCAACTTCTTCCAGAGGAATTGAAACATTTACTTTAGTCTCTTCATCATCTGGACAAGTTACTCTTAACTCAGCTATTTCTCCAACAGATTTACTTCTTATCTTTAGAAACACATACTCAATGTCAAACATTGGCATCTTGTATGGATCAACATTATCTGCAACACAATCATTAATGATTTGAGCAAATGTGCTTTCAATCACCTTGTCATCTTCTGATTCTTGAGCAATCATTAACGCTTTTTGTTCTTTTACAAGAAACGGTCTATACTTTATTGTTGCTCCTGTTGATGGTAAACTCAATTCATAATTTGCACTATTTAATTTAGGTAATCCCATAATTTTAGTCCTCGCTTTATAATCTATTCAGTATCTTTGGTATCGATCCTGTTATTTTTCTTTCAACTGTTCCAGTAAACGTATTTACTATTCTATCAGTTATACTTGTTGCCTGAGCATTAATATCAAGTTGCGTCCAATATCTAAAAGTAAAACTTACTGTATTCTTTATGATTTCATTGTTTGTAGCTTGATTTAATTCAGTTGCCTCAATTGTCTTTGGAAAACACTCCCAAAGTTTTACTCCAAATCTTCGTTTGTCTTGTCTGTCTAATAAATACAAATCAATTTGAGCAATGTAGTCGTTGTAGTATCCTACATTCCAAGTCTTTTCACTAAATGCTAATTTTTGCCATTCCTCAAAAAATCTTCTTTCACTAAGATCAGAACTTGCTTGAAATGATACTGATATATTTTCTGCGTAAGTTACTCCATCAACAATCGACCTTGTTGGCCCATATATGTTTGTATCGTCAAGAGTGTTTAAGTTTCGCCCTGGCAAAGTAATTCCCTCTACACGCAACGATACTTGTCTAGCAGTAGTTGGGCCTTTATCTAAACCAATTTTTTGAAGAAAAGTTGAAGAAGAATTTCTTCCTATTCCTGTTGGTGGAATGATTACTGCTTCGAATCTGTTGGGTACTGCGTAACCATTTTGAGAATGAAACCCAGACAGTACATCGTTAAGAACACCAAACGCGGCTGTTTCTATAAATTGTGCGAGACTTCCTGCCATTAGATCATACTCCTAGAATCTTTCCATACTTCAGCTGAAGATGCTTTCTTAAATCTTTGTACTGGTAACAAACACGCAATTTTAAATTCATCTGCATCAACCCTACGAAATTGTGATTTTACTCTTGAGTATAGGTATTTATGCAAAGTTGGTTTAACTATGGTAAGTTTTTTTAATTTACTATAATCTGCAACTATTCTAGTGCTTGACTCATCAAGGTCTTGACTATTTGCAAACGACATAAGCCTATCCAATAACTTTACTCTTAACGGTATAGGCAGATAATGAAAGTTAATACCAAGAAACCCATCAGAGTATCTTTCTATTGGTAACACCAGTGGAAACGTATCGTAGTAAGGCAATTCTTTTTTAAGTTTGGGGTCATAGAAAAACATATTCAACTTACCATAGAACTGTTTCTTGTTTCTCTTACCATCTCGTATCAAATCCATCGCAACTGGTTTACCAAATTCTTTAATTTTATTACGATACCACCTAACGGAACGGTCTGCTCCTTTTGTTTCATCTTTAACTGATTGTATAAAATTGCTAGTTGCCATGACTCTATTTATAACGAATGTTAAGATGATCTTCGGTCAATATCTTAAATTCCATATTATTGTCTAAACACCACTCATTTGCATATTTCCATTTTGCTTCGTTTACACCCCACGTTTTGACCTCATTAAACCATCGTTTAGTTTTTCTCTTGGGTTGAGATGGTGGTGGTTTGCATTGAGCTTTAGGTTTAACTTCTATAATAAACTTTTTGATACTTCCGTCATGTTGTTTTGTTTTTATATAAAAATCTGGGAAATATCTGTGTATTTTTCCGTCCCAAGGTGATAAATAAGGTATAATGATTTCTTCACTGCCCCATTCAATGATAGAATCACTGGAGTCGCAATAGACCATAAACCTACGTTCCCAGAGAGAACGAT